TTATTTTCCATCATCAATTCTGCAGGAGTCGCGCCATTTAATTTTGCGTTTTCTGTTTTTAACCAACATGTTGATTGATAAGAATTTAGATTTTTACTGAGTGTTTCTAGGATGTTTCGTTGTGACATATACATTATATTACACACAAGTCAATAAAATTAAAAGTGTACATCAATATATGGGACCAATATTAAACACTATCATAGGTGCCGCGATCAAGCTCGGCTGCAATCTGCTCAACGCATGGTTGGATCAAAAACGTCAAGATCAATTGGCACTTGCTGCGCGAGATGAAACGATGCTCAAGGCATTAATCGACAGCCAACAAAAAAATAGCAGTGATTCTTTTGTCAAAGTGTCTCGTAGAATATTATTTATGAGTATCACTTTCACTATGTGTTTTTTGATGATTTATTATGCAATGAATCCACAAATAGAATACAACATCATTGTGCCCAAAGGAGATGGAGGAAAGCTTGGCTTTGTGAGTTGGATATTTGGAGGCAAAGATTGGGAGATGGTAAAAATGACAGGAGGATTGATGTTAGCTAGTTTTATGGATTTGTGTTTTATGGTGGTTGGATTTTATGCGATACCAAGTAAACGTAGATGAGATATATAGGATTGTGTTTTTTATTATTTAGTGGTTGCGTAAAAAAGTTTATACAGAAACCGCAAGAAATAGCGGAAAAAGCTTCTCCTGGTCAAGAAAATAATGTATTATATATTAGTGATGAATTGCAAAAGCTTGATATTTATGGACCCTTGTTATGGTTCTCAATTATAATAGGATCGGTTATGCTTTTGGCCCTCTCATCGAAATTGTTTAAAAATGAATAGCGGACTTGATATAATTAGTGTTTTAACGGGTGTAGTTTCAGCAATCACTGCTGTTGCGGGTATGTACTTTAAAATAAGGTACGATGAAAGAAAGAGTAAAGAATTTAGCTACGATCCGAATCAGCATAGTAGCATTGTCACAGCTTTAGAATATGTTCTTGCAGAAACCGAAGCTGATAGAGCATATGTTCTTGAGTTTCATAATGGAGAACACTACTTTTCTGGAAGAAGTCAACAAAAGCTAAGCTGCACATACGAAGTGGTTAGCGAGGGAATCAGTTCTGAGTGTCATAAAATACAGAATATTCGCACCTCAAATTTTCACGGCCTCACAAAAGATATAGCATCAGAAAAAACATTTAAGTGTCCAAATTTAGAAAAATATACTGATGATATAACATTCAAATCATTTCTTGAAGATAAGGGTGTGAAAAGTATGTTTGCTAGACCAATCAAAACATTAAATGGTAAGATACTTGGTATCATCATATTAGATTACGTAAAAGAGAATCGAGTATGGAGTGATGAGGCTGAAGAATTTGTCAAGAAACAAGCACGCGTAATTAGCGGTTATTTGATATAATTATATTTTAAGCTATAATATAAATATATTATGGCTTTCTCATATTGTCCTCATTGTGGTTTTAAAAATATGTACTCTGTTCAGGCACCAAAATTTTGCGGTGGTTGTGGAGAGGGTATAAACATATTATCTGCGGCTAAAACGAGTTCGACCAGCGCAAGCAAGTCGACACCCATCCGTCGAGCTCCAAAACGACGAGCTCCTGTTCAACATGCAGAGATTGACGATCCTGATGGTACAGATGTATACGAAGTGCCAGATATAACCAAATTTTCATACAGTATCGAGCAAGACAAAAATAAATTTAGCCTCAAGGATATTATTCCTCTCGAAGAAATCGAAGCTATCAATAAAGATGATCAACCCAATCCTCCTCAAAAAAAAGCGAAACGACGTGGCCGACCAAGAAAATCCTGAATTCACTTACGAGGACAAGTCAGAAGAAATTGATCTTGAAATAAAAAAAAGAAGAGGCAAGTGGTTTTTAGATTCTTTAGCATGGTTTGATTTTGATGATGTTGAGCAGATCATTCGAGCTCATATTCATAAAAAATGGCATCAATGGGATCAAAGAAGATCTCTCAAGCCATGGATTAACAAAATCATAACCAATCAAATGAAAAACATTTTGCGCAACAATTACAGCAACTTTGTGAGACCTTGTCTGAACTGTCCGTTCAATCAAAATTGCGCCACAAAGGATGGAGGAGAGTCATCTCTATGCGGATTCACTAAAAGCGGCTTGCAGGACTCTTCCTGCCCATTGTACGCCAAGTGGGAGCGAACCAAGAAGCCTGCATACGGAATCAAGATGGCATTAGCCCTCGAGAATCATACTCACGAGGTTGGATCCATGCGAGATTATAATTTTGATATTCTTGATGCACAAGCCAAATTAAACATTCACATGCAAAAAGAATTAAACGAAAAACAATATCAAGTATACGAATTATTATTTGTTCAACACTTGGACGAAGAAGAGGTTGCAGAAAAAATGGGATACAAAACCAGCGAAAAAGGTCGCAAGGCTGGCTACAAGCAAATAAAGAATTTAAAGAAAATGTTCAAACAAAAAGCGCAAGAAATACTCGAGCGTGAAGATGTAATATCCTTAAGAAGTGATCCGCCATGGATTTAACAAAAAAACAAAAAGATGTTATCCGTGAGAATGCTGGTAACATTACAGATTTAACTGAATTAACTCAATTAGTTTTTCCAGAATTAGAAAATATTGATGGTCGCAGCAAACAAGGTAGGGCTGTGAGGAAGTTTCTTGCTGATAACGAAATAAATTATGAGACCCGACACTTTGGTGCAAAAGACCCAATATCTTTAAATCAAGAACAAAAAGATTTTATTGATAACTCTATTAGTGATGGCATGACTTGCAGTCAAGTTGCGGGCATATTGTTTCCAGAAGCAAGAATAACAAAGGTTGGTCAAGAATACGTTGCTATTCATGCATACGTTGAAAGCAATGAACACCTAACAACTCCTGCGATTGAAGACGCGGCCTTTAGGAAATATTCTCCGCCCAAAGCTCCAAGCAAGATCATAAAGAAAATAAATGATTATGCTCAAACCCGTATTGACGAAAATAAATTGAGTATGGCGGAAAGAAAAGGAATTGAATCGTTAGGTGGCTTTCTTGCTTCTCCCCGCTTTATACAAGTTATAAATAATTATGACAGTCAAGAAGATCGCGATTTATTTGAAGCAGAATTTGTGCGTGCAACCTGGGACAAACCAGATTTAACAAGTGATGAAATTAATTTATACATCAATGTATGTATGGATTATATACATTTAAAAAACATACAAGGTGCAATCAATAAATTGAATAGAATGTTTGATGAGGCAGAGGATCAACAAGATCTAACTGTTCGATTGGCCGAACTATTAAAAACAAAAAGCGAAGAATACAATCAATGCGAAAAAAGAATGGAGTCACTCATTCAAAAACTTCAAGGCGACCGTTCAAAAAGAATCAACACAAAACAACAACAAAACGCTAACATTCTTGCGCTCGTACAATTGTTTCAAGAAGAAGAGGAGCGTGAAGTTATGATCAAAATTGCCGAGCTTCAAAAGCAAGCTGCGCGAGAAGAAGCCGATCATTTAGAGTCCATGCCAGACTGGAAGGCTCGAGTGCTTGGCATATCCAAAGAAGATGTCATCTAAGGAAAAAGTATTATATGGAAAGTATTTTGTTTGCGATTCTCCAGAAAAAGAAGAATCCGCAGCTTTAAGCTTTGGTTGGCGCCCAGGACAGCCAGAGTTTTCGTTAACAATAGATTCTTGTACAATTGATGGTGGTGGAGCAGTTGAGGGCTTGAAGTTGAGCTTTTGCAGAAATGTGATCGTAAAAAACAGTCAGATATTTGGTGGTAGTGAAGATTGCGTTGACATTGTTCGTGGAGAAAACATAACCTTTGATAATTGTACATTCTTTGCTAATTCAAATACAACACAACATATAACATGCAAGGGTGGTGCAAAAAATATAACATTTAAGAATTGTAAATTTATTGGTTCTTTTAAAAATTGGTGGAATGGTGCATGTATCGATTTGGGCAATTGGACAGATTATGATGATGTTGATCGTCCAATGGTAAGAAATGTACATATAATTGATTGTGATATGCAGCAAATTGATTGTGGTATATTGTACCGACGATTATATTCTGAGACACCTCATGTGTCAAACACTCGAGGATTTCGATTAAATATTCCAAGAATATTCGTGAATGTATTTTGGTGGTTGCAAAGAAAGGGTTTTGTTGGACATAGACGGAGATTTCCTGAGAGTTGGTTAACAATATACGGATTTGAGTTATGATAACCTGTAAAATATGTTCCGAACAATTTGAAAACGAAAAGAAATTGCACATGCACTTGCGTTCACACAAAATTACTCTTGCGGAATATTATACTAGGTATTATCCTAGAAATAATTTACTTACCAGAGAACCTTTGCCATTTAAAAATAAAGAACAATATTTTGACCGCGATTTTGCCAACAGAAAACAATTATTAGATTGGTGCGCAAAAACACCAGATGCACAAGTAAAAGAATATATTCTTGAATTGCTTGATCGAAGAATCAAACGTAAGGAGTTAAAGTTTGGCCCGTCGCATGTAGAACTAAAGACGAGTGACATGCCAACTGTTGATTTATATCAAAAACATTTTGGCTCATATAGCAAAGCTTGTGATTTGGTTGGAGTTAAGCCATTGTTTAGTACGCGATTGCCAGATGAATGGCAAAATCCTGTGCCAGATGATGTTAAAATATTTATTGACACTCGTGAACAGCAACCCCTTGAGTTTGACAATTCAGAATCATTAAAATTAGACTTTGGGGACTACGCCGTGGGTAGCAATCATTACGATTATACATATGTTGATCGAAAAAGTGAAACAGATTTTAAATCCACACTAAGCAAAAACAGTCTAAACCGATTTCGCGCAGAACTACAACGCACGAAAGATTTTGACAGTTATCTTTTTGTGGTAACAGAAACAGATATGAGCACCATGGAAAAGCGTAATAAATGGTCGCCACACACATCCAATATGAAGTATATTTATCACAACATGAGGGTATTGGCGCACGACTTTTCTGGTCATTGCCAGTTTATTTTTACAGGTAGTAGAGAGCAGTCCCAACAACTAATTCCAAAAATTTTAACGTTAGGTAAGAAATTATGGAATGTTGATTTACAATATTACATCAGCAATCAATTAATATAATGGCTTGGGAAACAGGAAATCAACTTTCGCGCAGAGGCGACGACGACTTTAACAAAAAACTTGGAGAGATTAAAGGTTTTATTGAAGAGAAGGAAGCTAAATTATTGTTGTATGAATTTTTAAGAGAAAATATAACATTCACTGCTGACTTGGTGAGCGGCGTGCAATTGTTTCCCTTTCAGCATATGGCAATCAAGGCTATGTTCGAGACAGATTACTTTATGGGCGTGTGGAGTCGGGGTATGAGTAAATCATTCACCACCGCAATTTATGCATATCTTGATGCGTTATTAAATCAAGGGGTTGAGATTGGTATACTTTCTAAATCATTTCGTCAGGCAAAAATGATCTTTAAAAAAATAGAAGATATTGCCAGCAAGCCAGGCGCTGCATATCTTTCACAATGCATCACACACAAATCAAAAAGCAATGATGAATGGTTGCTAGAAATTGGAAGCAGTAGAATTCGTGCATTGCCACTTGGTGACGGTGAGAAGCTTCGTGGTTTTCGTTTTCATAGAATCATCATCGATGAGTTTGCGCTCATGCCCGAGCGTATTTATAATGAGGTTATCATACCATTCTTGAGTGTTGTGGAAAATCCAACACAACGAGAATCATTGTATAATTTAGAAACCGATTTAATTGATCAAGGCAAAATGAGTGAAGATGATCGACACGTCTGGAAAAACAATAAACTTATAGCTCTTTCTTCTGCAAGTTATAAATTTGAGTATATGTACAAAGCATATGAACAGTTTGAAAGTTTGATACGAAGTGGTAGCACAAAACAAAGCGAAGCTCATAGGGTAATAATGCAATTTAGTTATGATTGCGCACCAAAACAGTTGTACGATCAAAATCTATTGAGTCAGGCGAAGTCAACAATGAGTCAGAGTCAGTTTGATCGAGAGTTTGGATCGATATTCACTGATGATAGTAGTGGATACTTTAAAACATCCAAAATGGCATCTTGTACACTCAAGGAGGGTGAGTCTCCGAATATAGAAGTTTGCGGTGAGGTTGGTGCAAAATATATTCTTGCATTTGACCCTAGTTGGGCAGAAAGTGAAAGCAGTGATGACTTTGCAATGATGGTTCTCAAATTGAATGACGACAAAAAAATAGGAACTGTTGTTCACAGCTATGCACTCAGCGGAACAAATTTAAAACAACACATTTTTTATTTTTATTATTTGCTTACTCATTTTAATATTGTATCTGTTGTTGGTGACTATAATGGAGGCGTACAATTTATCAATGCATGCAATGAAAGTAGTTTATTCAAGAAAAACAAAATAAACATCAAGTGCCTAAACACAAACTTTGATGATTTGGAACACTACCAAGATAAAATAATAGAAGGAAAGAAAGAATATAATTTAGAAGATAAAACAATTTGTTATCTGCGAAAGCCTACCAGTCAATGGATACGATTAGCAAATGAATTGTTGCAAGCAAATTTTGATCATCATCGAATCTTCTTTGCAAGCCGCGCGATTGACGATGCATACAATGAACAACGCAACAAAAAGATACCCATTCAAGACATCAAGTTTCTGAGAACATCTCAGAGTTTAGAGCGTCAAACAAATGCTGCAAAAATGATCGACTTTGTGGAACATCAATTTGACATGATGAATTTAATCAAGACACAATGTTCACTTGTTCAAATTACGACCTCTGCAAGTGGCACACAAAATTTCGACTTGCCACCAAGTTTGAAACGTCAAACAGGTCCCGAGAAAGCAAGAAAAGATAGTTATTCTGCATTAATACTTGGCAACTGGATGGTTAAATTGTATTATGATATGATGAACGCAAAAACACAGAATATTGATTATAGCTTTACTCCCATGTTTATAAAGTGAGTGTACCTTTTGTTTAAATGTCTAAAGAATATAAATACACAACAACTTTTGATAGCGTAGTTTTCGCATCAAGTGATATTGAGAATTCAAATATCAGCAAAGCGTCCCTTGATTCACTCAAGCCTTTGATTCCTCAAAATATAGATCTTGACCGAAACATCGACCTGCTTGGCGTAGCTTTCAACGCAGCAGTAGTAAATAAATTTAATAAAAATGGAGACGGAATTGCCAGCGAAGCAGCTGTAGCAATAAAAGATTACTTCGTTCACAAGCCAACCAATATAGAGCATGATCGCGATAGAATTGTTGGACACATTGTATCTGCTGGATTTTCAAGATATGATGATTCATCTGAATTGATGAGCGATGATGAAGCTTTAATTACCGAAGGCGCTTACAATATCGCACTTGCCGCAGTAGTCTACAAAACAGCAAGTAAAGAGTTTGCTGATCTTGTGGTCAACTCAACTGATGCAGATAGCGATTATTATCAAACTGTTTCCACGAGTTGGGAAGTTGGTTTTAATGATTATGTAATCTCTGTTGGTGGAGATGATCTTCACGAATCTACAATTGTTTCAGATCCTCAAGAGATTGAAGCATATTCTCCTTATTTAAAATCTTTGGGCGGAAAAGGAACATTGAAAGACGGTCGAAAAGTTAATCGCTTGATTGTTGGTGAGATATATCCATTGGGAATAGGTTTCACTTCCAACCCTGCGGCAGATGTAAAAGGTTTGGTCACTCAACAAGGTGAACCCAAGACTGCAGCATCCAGCAGAAATGAACCAATCGACAAATTAATAACAAAAAGTAAAAAAACTTCCCATTCCTCTCAGGAAAATGTACTAAACAAAGAAACCAATAATAATACTATTATGGACAAAGACACAATCATAAATGAATTCCGAGCAGCTTTAGACGAAAAGCTTGGCAACCAAGATTTCTCTGAAGAGAGCGTCGCAAGCATCTCAAAAGTGTTTATCGAGGCTATCCGCGAGAAAGGCGAACAATACGTTGCTGATCTTGAAAAGGCTAAAGCTGAAAAAGACGAAGCTGTTCAGGCTCAAAATTCTCTTCAAGAGAAAATGGGCGAAGTTGAGCAGCAACTACAATCCACTCAAGAAAAGCTTTCAGCTCTCGAACAAGAGAATACTGCTCGCGAATCTGAAGTTCGTTTCAATGCCCGCATGGAGTTGTTGAACGAAATCTATGACCTCGACGAAGAGGATTCCAAGATCGTAGCATCTGAACTTACTGACCTTGACGAAACTGAAGAAAGTTTCGCTGGTTATCAAGAAAAGCTTGCCAAGGTTTGGAAACATAAAAACAAAGAATTTATCGCTGCCGAGCAAAAGGCATTCGAAGATCGCGTAGCTGCAGAAGTTGCAAAGCGTCTCGAAACAGTCGAAGCTGCGACAGAAGAAAAAACAGAAGTTGAAGTTGCACAAGCATCCGAAATTCAAGAAGAGGTAGAAGCTACAGAAGAAACTTCCGACGAAGTATCTGAAGCTCTTGATTCTCTTGAAGTTGAAGAAGCTGCTGTAGTAAACAACAACGAAAGTTCCTCCGAGGGAGACTCACTTCGTGATCGTCTTTCTAGGACTTTCAAAGAATCTGTTAAAATTTCATACTAATATATAGAAAGAAAAAAATTATGGCAAAAAGAATACTACCATACCGTGACTACAGTGAACATGACGTTTTGAATTTGTTCTCTTTAGATACATCTACTGAAGCAGCTGGCTTTGCTGGTTGGACAGAAGTTGCATCTGGAGATCATGATTCTGGTGTTGTGGTCAAAGTAAAAACAGGTGAACTGCCCGGTGATCTGCCTGGTGGACTTAGTGAGCATGCTTCTGGCGATGAGCTTAGAAAGTATCTCGGAGCAAGTCCAACAAGTGCACACATCGGATACAATGCATACCCCTATAACGGTATGACAGTTGAACCTGCTGGCGTTGGCGACGTGGCTGTTGGAATCACATTGCGTGAAACCTTGGCTTACGACGAAAATGGAGAAAAACTTCTCTATTACAAACAAAAATTGGACGAAGCTCAAGCAGTTCTTCCCGGTCAAACAGTTCCTGTTTTGACAAGAGGGTTAGTTCTTCTTGATGTATCGGCTTTTGCAGCTGCTCCTAGTATTGGGGATAATTTACAAATCTCTGCTACAGACGGCAAACTCGAAGGAGACGCTGCTGGAACATTGGGGTCTGTAATTGCAAAAAGCGGATCAGATAAGTTTCTCTGCAAGATCAGCTTCTAAGAAAGGAAATTTAATATAATGAAAATTACTTTAGAAAAGACACCCGAGCAAGCCGAGCTTATCAAAGCTATGGCTTCGAAGAATCGCGATGTTGCCTATGAAGCTCAAACTGCTTTGGCTGAATTTATCGGTCCAGTTTTGGCAGAAGTTGTTAATACAGCTCCTACAGTAAGCAACATGTTTACTAGTCTTCAGTTCAACAGTGACGAGAGCCCAAGTATTCCTTTGGATCTTTATCACGACATTACTGACGAAGATTACATCCAAGTATGGAGTCAATCAGTTCCTGGCGGACTTCCTACCAACCAAGTTGCTCCATCACAAAGCGAACTTAAGTTCACAACTTATACTCTCGACAGTGCATTGAGTTTCGACAAGCGTTACGCTTCTCGTTCCAGACTTGACGTTGTTAGCAAGACATTCACACGCATGGCTCAAGAAATTCTTCTTAAACAAGAAAAAACTTCTGCCAGCATGATCATGACTGCTTTGGCTAATGCTACAACAAATAGCGAAAAACACGTTATGCGTTCTGCGCAAGCTGGACGTTTCTTGCTTTCCGATCTTAACAAGTTGTTCACCAAGGCCAAAAGAATCAACACTTCTTGGACTGGCGGAACACCTGCTGATCGTCGTGGACGTGGAATCACAGACATCTTGGTTTCTCCTGAAATCGTAGAAGAAATTCGTGGTTTGGCTTACAACCCAGTAAACACAATTGGTGGAGCTGGTGGAGCACCAACAGCTGGTGACGGAATCGCAGGAACAGATACTATGCGTGACGCTATCTTCAATAGCGCTGGAATTCCTGAGTTCTACGGCGTATCCATTCAAGAGTACAATGAAATGGGTGATGGTCAAGCATGGAACAATGTCTTCAATACATCTGCAGGAACAACCACTTATGCTGACAACTATTCTGTTCAAGCTAATGGCGGAACTGCACAAGCATTCCAAGCTGGCGAAGAAATTCTTGTTGGTGTTGATCTCAGCCGTGAGTCTATGATTCGCGCAGTAGCTACCGATTCCGAGTCCGGAGATGAGTTTTCTCTCGTATCCGACGACCAATTCGTAACACGTCAATCCAAGATTGGTTATTATGGTTCTCTTGAAGAGGGTCGCATGATCATCGACGACCGCGTATTACTTGGTCTTATCGTTTAATTTTAATTTAAAAATTAACGTTTTATAAAAGGTCCACCTCAGGAAACTGGGGTGGATTTTTTATTTTATCAATTTACTATATATTAGTGTATAATCCTACAAGGAAAAAGGTATAAATTATGGCAAACAAAAAAACAACATCGAGCAAGTCTACTGCTTCCAAAAAAGCAACCGCAAAAAAGAAGAAAGTACAACTTGAGAATCTTCAACAAACAAACGGAAAAAGTTATGAAGACCAAGTCGCTAAGGCACGCGAGCTTGAAGATATTTTAGGGATTGCAAAGATCAATCCATTCAAAACAAATGACAAGCGCGTATTCTCTGACATGCTGCAAGACATGAATCTTACAGATTTACAAGCATTCGCGGTGAAGGTTGGAGTATTTCCAGCTGGCAATAAAACTGTTTTAAAGAACAAAATCAAACGTGCATTTGATGCAAGTTTACATGGCAAGGGAAGTGTTCAAATCATGGGTGAACCTATGAAGCTTGACCCCAGCAACCCAAAACACAAAGAAGTTATTGACTACTTAAAGGGTTGATATGGCAGGAGATCCAGAAATTGTTTCGTTTGTAGAATCACTACCCAGTGGTTCTTCAAGTCATTTTGTAGACTTTCCAAGCGATTTTGCGACCGACCCATTAGTCACAACGTCTTTGCAAAATGATACAACATCAGAAATTGTACCATACATATTATCAAATGTATCTACTTCTGGTTTTTATATTAATTTTGGATCTCCTTTGAGTAATGACGATTATGATCTGAATGTTAGTGCTCAGGTTATAGGATCTCATTCGATTGGTGATGCTGCTGATTCATTTGTTCCAGGACAATACAACGGCACACAACTTGGCGTGCTTGCTACAAAGATATATGATGAAGAAATTGGCTTTCACACCTCAGGAAGCGCACGCACAACAGAAATTGGATTGATTGCCAATTGGCTGGAAGGTCATCTTGGCGAATTAAACAATTTAATTTTTACTTCGTTTAGTGGTTATAGTCCAGACGGTTTCAATTTAGAGGAACAGAGTATCATTCGTGAATTGTATCTGAGTGAATACAACCGCAAAGCTCATCGCAGAGTATTGCGCGGAATTGATGGCAGCGATGGTAGCCCAGATTTTCAGGTTATTCGTGAAGGTGACTCAATGATTCAAAAATCAAACAAGAACGTAACCGCAAAAAGCTATCGAGAAGCCTATTTAGACTCTCAGGAGCGCGTCAAGAATCTTGTTTATGCATACAACCTATATGGAGCTAAGCCTAGTCAAGTATACGGCGCTGACGCGCCTGATACAACACAAAATACAGGCATAAACGGATACTACAATTAAAACAGTGTAATACATTATCATGAGCGAAATTTCAGAAAGTAATTCTAATCCCAATAAAATCATCAAATCTCAATTGTTTCACATTTGGAAAAAAGCTAGAGTAATGTATGAGATGGTAAAGGATGATACAGAGCTAGAAGATTGGGTACGCAAGAGTGTGAATGAAGCATACGAAAACATTGACAAAGCTTTACAATACTCTGAGTATGAGAAAATGTTTCCCACTCAAAAAGAGGAAGCTGAAGAAGATGAAAAAAGCAAAAACAATTATCTCAGCAACCAAGACAAACGTTATCCAACTCCCGCCGCACAAGAAAGTGGAGATCAATTTATTACTCGCTGCATATTAGATGCAAACATGAAAAAACGTTATCCTATTCAGGGTGATCGTTTTAGTGCTTGCATGAGTATTTTCAATGAAAAGAAAAATGATACTAGCGAAGATCTTCACAACAATCCAGGCGAGAAGTTCGAAGATCCTATGGAAGTTAAAGATCCTGAACTTCCCAACCCTGTCAAACCTCTTCTTCCGTAATTTTGTATTTTAGTTCTCCTTTGATTAGCGAGAACTTGATTGCTGAATTTTCAGGCAATTCTTTACTCAGAAGTAGTGTGCTCAATTGGTTTTCGATTAATTTTTGTATTATTCTTTGTATTGGGCGAGCTCCCATTTTTTCTTTAGCAGCTTGCTCAGCAATGTATGTTGCCGCTTTTGGAGTGATAGACATTTTTATGTTTTTATTGACCAATTTATCTGACACTTTTGACACTTCTAATTTTACTATTTTTGTGAGTCCTTTTACATCAAAGTCATTGAATAATATTACTTCGTTTAATCTATTGAGGAATTCTGGACGAAAGAATGTTTTGAGTTCTGTGAATAGTTTGTCTTTAGCTACCTGTTCAGTGTCACTTTGACCAAAACCAATGTTTGGTTTTGCAGCTTTCTCGCTACCTATATTACCTGTTAGTATAATTATGCAGTTGTTGAAATGTATTTTTCTGCCAGAATTATCTGTAACCACTCCCTCTTCCATGATTTGAAGAAGAATGTTAAGCACTTCTGGATGAGCTTTCTCGACCTCGTCAAACAAAACAACGCTGTATGGATTGCGGCGAACCTTTTCGGTAAGCTCTCCACCTTCTTCGTATCCCACATAACCTGGCGCGGCACCAATCAATCGAGTTGCAGCAATCTTTTCGCTGTATTCGCTCATATCAATTTGAATCAACGTGCTCTTACTGCCGTAAATAAATTCAGCGATACATTTTGCGGTGTGAGTTTTACCTGTTCCACTTGCCCCAACAAGAAGAAAGCTTCCCACTGGTTTGTTTGGATCTTGAAGGCCTGACTTGGATCGCAGTATCGATTCAGAAATTTCTTGTAAAGCTTGTTTTTGACCAACAACTCTACGGTTAAGATTTTTAAACAGTCCAAGCATTTTTTCACTATCTTTTTTGCTCATATCTTTCACTGGAACTCCAGTTCTTGAACTTAACACTTCGAATATGTCTTGAGGTTTTACAGAAATACGTTTTTTCATTGTTTTTTCTGCCCACTTGGTTATGATTTGGTCATATTTTTCAAGAAGATCTAATTGTTCTTCTTCTACTTGATCATATGCGTATCCAACAGATTGAAGTTTAGATTCTTTTAATGCTAGCTGTTCAAGTTCTTGCTCAATATCTTTTGCTTCTTGAGGTCGCTCTATGTTTTTAATTTTTACTTTTGATCCGACTTGGTCAAGAATGTCAATAGCTTTATCAGGAAACTGTTTGTCTAGAATATATTTTGCAGAAAGGTCAACAATCAAGTCAAGAGTTTCTGAAGGATAACATATACTGTGAAAGCTTTCATATTTATCTTTTACTCCTTCTAGAATTTGACGTGTTTCGTCTTTGTTCGGCTCTATCACTTTGACAGATTGAAAGCGTCGATCTAGTGCTCCATCTTTTAAAATACTTTTCTTGTATTCGGTTTGAGTCGTTGCACCTATACATTTGAGCTCTCCGCGTGCTAGAAGAGGTTTTAACAGATTTGCGGCATCCATGCTACCCTCAGCGCTTCCAGCGCCTACAAGCGTGTGTATTTCGTCAATAAACAATATAATATCTTTATTCTTTTTTGCTTCTTCAATTATACCTTTTAATCTTTCTTCGAACTGACCACGATATTTAGTTCCTGCAATCAAAGATCCAAGGTCTAAAGAGTATATAACTTTACTAATTAAAAAATCGGAACAAGTACCTTTGACAATGTTTTGAGCTAACCCTTCAACAATTGCTGTTTTACCAACACCTGGCTCTCCTAAAAGCACAGGATTATTCTTCGTTCTCCGACAAAGAATTTCTGACACATCATATATTTCACTTTCTTTACCAATAATATTATCAAATTTTCCTTGTTTTGCTGATTCATTTAAATTGGTAGCAAATTTTTCGAGGTTTGGTTGTTTTGATTCTTTTACTGTTTGAGCATTCTTTTTTATGAATTTTACGCGATCTTGTTTTGGTGGAGTTTGTTCTTTTGATATATGTAAATATTCTCGTACTTCTGCAATGATATCATCTTCACTTGCATGAAAGTGATCAAAAAAGCTGGGAATGCTAGAGTGTTCATACTTTAATAAAGCTAGCAACATGTGTTCTACCCCAACATATTCATGCCCAAGTTTGTCACTAATACTCGCTGCAACTTTCAATACAAGATGAAAATGTTCATCATATTCTGCGTGAAAATCTTCGGGTATAAAAGCTTGAGTACTGTCGCTTTCTACAATATAGAATGTTTTCTCGATCTCTTCTTTAAGAAGATCCTGATCGATCTGTAATAAAAATAATATTTCGCTCAAAATTCCTGCATTCAAATTGACCATTCCGTAAAACAAATGTTCTAAGCTTATAAATTCATTTCCGAATTTAGTGGCTACTCTTTTTGCTTCACTGATCGCTTGTTGCGCACGCGGCGTAAAGTTTGGTTTTGGAGTCATCTTCATTGATTTACACGCTAAATTACTTAACGTCCGACATTTTCATGTAGATCTTTTCGTCCATTATATTTAATGAATCGAGAAAAACGATATCTTCACCTTTGCGTCCATATGCTACTATTATACTCTTTTTTCCAGGAGTTTTCTTTTCAGAATCAAAATATCTGTCATAAAATTTTCCTCTGCGAGAATTTAATAACATTGCATCATATCTTCCATACTCGTCTGCGATACTTAATTTCATATATTTGTTGCCGTTTCGTGAGGTTCTTTTGATGCAATCTTCTACCACGCCAATAAACTTTCCCTTGTCATCTGCATCCATGAGTTGCAAGTCGCGAGAATCTTTTAATGAATTGTAACTGTCTGTAAAGCATGTTTTGAGGTTAGAGCTGTGACTGTATCCAAGAAGTTCTGTTTCAAAATACCAATTTGCAAATGTTTCATATTGTTTATTTTTATCATAAATTGATTTATAAACATCATATTTCTTTTTGAATGTTTTGAATCTTGATTCTTTCATTAATGGTTTACTGTCATCCCCTACAAGGTCACCTTTTTTTGCATCAGCAATACAATTTAATAATTTATATTCATATTTATCGCCGAGAAGTATAAAGTTTCGTTTCTCGCGGTCGGTCAATTGATTGAATGCTTGAGCTTCAAGAACCATAAGTGATCTGTTGGACCCTTTACTTTCTAGCGCTCCAGCCTGAATCAATGCACTGAGAATACCAATATTCAATCCAGCTTGCTTTGCAGCAAGAAAAATATCATATTTAGTTGGCGTTTCACTTGAACGAAAATCGCGCAATGACTGTAAAGATTTTTCACTAACGCCTTTTATGCTGTTCAAGCCAAAGCGAATATCCTTACCTTCAATGGAGAAATCCATGCCAGATTTGGCCAAGTCTGGAGATAGTAATTTTATACCAAAATGAGATAATTCTTTACTAACTTTAGATATTTCTTCCTGTGGCGCAGGTTCATACTTTGTCATTTTTAATAATGAAAGAAAGAATTGTTGTGGATGATTAAATTTAAGATATGTCGTCCATGCAGAAAGAACCGAATAACTCAAGGAGTGAGATTTGTTGAATGAATAGTTTGCACTATCTTCTGCCACACTCCAAAGTATTGTTCCGACATCTGGACTCAATCCTTTTTGTCTTACTTTCTCTTCAATCTTGGCTTTCCACGCAGGCATTTGGTCAATCTTTTTCTTTCCTACTATACGACGAAGTTGTTCTGATTCATCAAGAGTGAATCCAACTTTTACCGCCATTTGCATAAGTTGCTCTTGGTAAAGAGGAATTCCTCCTGTGTAGTCCAAAACGTCTGTAAAAAATTCATGAATCACTTGAGCTTCATTTGTTTCGATATAAGTCGCATAGTCACCCAAGAACTCAAGAGCTCCTGGACGACCAATAGCTATAACCGCACTAAGCTGCTCAAGGCTCTGTGGTTTAACTTTCTTGCAGACACGATAGTTTGTATCAGATTCCAACTGAAACAAGCCGTGGGGCGCTCGTAGGGTCTGCAATGGCTTGAAAATTTCTGAATTGTGAAGATCAATTTCATTGCAATCAATTCCAAGACTCTTACATACATCATAAATCACGCTTAAAGTGCGCAATCCAAGAATATCAAACTTTACCATCAGTTCAGACACCCAATTCATATCATAACCTGTGACTAATGCACCATCATTTGATGTTTGTACGGGGCAGATATCAGTCATTGTGTCGAACGAAATGGCAATACCACTTGGGTGGACACCAGTGTTTTTGTTTAAACCTTCAAGCTTGAGGGCGATATTAAATACTTCTCCATTCTGCGCTGCCCAATCGGTAAATTTTTCACTCTCTTCAATGGCAGTCTGAAGGGGCACAACAACTCCAAAACGTTTTGGAATAGTATCACTCACTTCATTAACTTGTTGTTCGGTAAATTCACCAACAATTTTACCACATTCCTTGACGCATAATTTACCACTAAGAGTATTTAATGTGAGAATCTTTGCTGTACGAGCAGGATGTTTGCGCTCGATATAATCGATAACTTCTGCACGACGCTCATAAGCGATGTCGTTGTCCACATCTGCCAACAAGCTTCCGTCAAGATAAGTGATTCCATCTTTTTCGGTTTTACGGGCACGACTTTTTGAAACAAACCGCTCAAAAAACAAATTGTATTCTACAGGATCAACATTAGTCACTCCAATAAGATACAATACAAGTGATCCAGCCGCACTACCTCTTCCTGGGCCAGTGGGGATATCATTCTCGTGGCAAAAGTTTAAAATATCCCAATTCAATAGTATATAATCAATAAATCCTAGTTCATCTAATATTTTTAATTCTGATTTCGCACGATCAAAATATTCATTTTTATTATCAAACTTATCGATTCCACGATCGTATACGCCTTTATGACATAGTTTACGAAGAAAGTCAAAGTTGGATATGTCTGGAGATGTTTCCAGCATTTTATAATACTTTTCTTCGATTTGAATGTTTGGAAGGCGCACTCCTGGAGGAATGCAGTCTTTATAACTTGTAAATTGTTTTGTGAATTCGCTCATACTTCTATTTCCCATATCATTTTTTTAAATACTTCAAAATTAACGTTAATGTCATACAAAGCATCATGCAACATTTTCTCGTCAAAGTCAACATCAAAATCTTTGCAGCATTGTTTTAAATTACAACTCAAACCTCTTTCGATCAAGTGGTTGAGTCGATATTGCCAAGCAAGAAAGTCGTCATCCTTGTCTAGCTTGATTCGCTTCTTGAGCGCTTTGGCTAAACACAAAGTGTCAACAAGATGCTCTGTGTAGCTATAATCAGCTTGAGCCTTTGAGTCAACAAGTTTGCGATGTAGATTGTGCATATAAACATCAAAGCCTAGCAGGTTGTGTCCGACCTTAAGATAAGAATCGTCATACAAATACTTTTCTAAGTGATCAAGTGCGGCTTTTGGACAAGTCGCTTTCTTTTTATACTTTGCCTCTGTGAATCCTGTAATTTTTGCAGCCTCTGGAGACACATGCAAGTCGTCCCACTTGAGCCAATAATCTTTAGATTCCACAATTTTATTATTCTTTATCACAAGAAATGCTAATTGCCAAGGCTTATTGTTTGCAGTCAAGTTGAGATTACAGGTTTCGTAATCAAAAACAAGATAATTTTTGTTCTTTTGAAATCTAAGCAGTGATTCTTTCATTATTCTCCTTCCAGCTTTCGAAGCAAAATTCATTGCTACCGAAGTGATCTAAATTTGGTTTACTTAATGTTTTGTTTCCAAATGTTCTACCTGTAATACATTTGTATGTTTGTAGCGCAGTTACATCTGATTTGTTTTTATAATATATACTTTTTGTATATTCCACTTTATTGTTGTTTTTAGAGGCGTAGTTTTTTACTTTTTGTTCTAGGAAATTGTCGAAAGGTAAGCCGTTTTGCTCGATAAAGAAGGTTGGTTGTGTGAAGCCGAAACTTGGTGTGCAATTTGCGAACTTCATAAGATTGTTATAAATGAAACTATCATAAAAAGGTATTGCCAAAATTAGATGTTGATCATTCCAATGTTTCTTGAGCACTTTGTGATCCACGCAATTGCGGTGTTTGGTGAATGCTTCACTATATATTGTGTTTAGTAATTTGCACCCTTCAGCGTCTCGCGCAAACAATATAATTTTGTGTGAACTCTTTACAGATTCTTCTTTTGGATCGATACTTGCATTCTCTCGCATATCAATGCGCAATCCAAAGATTAATTTTAAATTTAAATTGTCGGCGTTCTTTTTTGCTTGCAGAAATCCCGTAAGAGAATCTTCAACCAAAACAACTTCTTTTAATTTATTTTCTACAGCAATGCTAAAAACACTATCCGATCCACCTTCTTTGTGTGTAATTGGATCATCCAGAGTTAATATACTTTTGCCGATTGAATAGTGGCTTTTAAATAAAGGAATCATGCCAACTATTTTATCAAAATACAACACCGTTGTCAAGCCTGAAAAAGTTATCAACATATAATCAATTTAAATTGACAGAACCCCAACTAAATGTTAATATTTATAACACAATATGGATATAAAAGTAAAAAAACGAAATGGTCGTCTTCAAGACTTTATTGTCGAGAAGATTAATGCTAATGTAGAACGTGCATGTGAAGGAATATCTGACGTTTCAGTCAGTGAGATTGTGTTGGATGCACAACTTCAATTATACGATAAAATCACAACCAAGGAAATCGATACATCGCTTATATTAAGTGCTCGCGAAAAGATCGAGAAAGAGCCTAACTATAGTTATGCCGCAGGTAGGCTTCTATTAAATACAGTATATAAAGAAGTATTTAAGGAAGGTGTTGATAGTGATGCTTTTCGCCTTCAATATCGCAAGAGTTTTATTCAGGGCATCAAAAAGCTAGTCAAGAGCGGCAAGCTCAACGAACGCATGCTTGAGTATGATTTAGCTCAATTATCTGAAGCTCTGCGAATTCGCCGCGATAATTCTTTTAAATATCTTGGCATTCAAATTCTCGCAGATCGATATTTTATTCGTGAAGACGATAAGATCATGGAGGCTCCACAGAGCTTTTGGATGAGAGTAGCAATGGGTCTTGCGCTCAATGAAGAAAATAAAGAAGAATGGGCAATCAAGTATTATGATCTTTTCAGTCAGTTTTTGTATACTTCTTCAACTCCGACTCTTTTTAATAGTGGAACAGCTAGATCTCAGCTTAGTAGTTGTTATTTGAATACATTTGATGATAGTATTGATGGTATTTTTGACGGCGCTTGGCAAGAAGCAAGAAAAAGCAAGTATGCTGGTGGCCTTGGATTGGATGTTACTCCATTTCGTTCCACAGGTTCTCATATCGAAGGAACAAATGGTATCTCTAGCGGACTAGTTCCATGGTTGAAGATTTACAATGATCTTTTGGTTGCGGTAAATCAAGGTGGCAAGCGTCCAGGTGCTGGATGTGCATATCTTGAGCCTTGGCATTTAGACTTTGAGGACTTTCTTAATCTTCGCAGAAACACAGGAGATGATCGATTACGTTGTCATGATATGAATACCGCATCTTGGATTCCTGACGAATTTATGCGTCGTGTTCAAAATGAAGATGTTTGGTATTATTTTGATCCTAGAGATACTGCATCCGAAGATGGAACAACTCTTCACGATCTTTTTGGCGAACAGTTTGACAAGCGATATAATGAACTATGTGATCAAGCAGAAGAAGGTCTGATCAAAAACTACAGAGTGATTCCCGCAAAAGAGCTTTGGAAGAAAATGCTAAAGGTGTTGTTTGAAACATCTCATCCATGGTGCACATTTAAAGATCCATGCAACATTCGATACACCAATCAACACGAGGGAGTGGTTCACAGTAGTAATCTTTGTACAGAAATTACTCTTCATACCAAAGCATCTGAATATGAAAAAGGTGAAAAAACAAAAATTGGTGAAACTGCGGTTTGCAATCTTGGATCAGTAAATTTATTAAATCATTTGAAGGACGACAATACTTTAGATTATGATAAATTAAAAAACACAATACATGTTGCTATGAGAGCATTAGATAGTGTTGTTGATCTTAATTTTTATCCTACGAAAGAAGCAAGTAATAGTAATTTAAGAAATCGTCCTGTTGGATTAGGATTGATGGCATTGCATGATGTGTTGCATAAAATGAACATCAATATCGATAGTGATGAGGCTATAAAATTTAATGAT